GGCTTGCTGGTCAGACGCCGCCTTAGCCGCCGTCTGCTGCTGCGTCGCCTGCAACTTCGCGCCCTCGATCTGCGTCTCAGCCTGAATCTCCTGCGGCGACTTGGTGTTGCCCTTCTGCGGCGGCGGCGGTGGCGGCATATGCTGCATCTTTTCGAGCGCGCTATCGAGCGCGTCCTCAAGCTGCCTGCTCGACGGGAAGGCGTGAAAAGCAAACTTGATCATCTCAGCACCGAGCGGCGCCATCGCCGGGTTCTGCTGCATGATCGGCACCATCGTTTCCATAAACGGCACGATTGCTCGCAGGAACTCCGTCCGCGCCGCCTTCTCCGCCTCCTCGTCAGCCGCAACCGTGCTGTCGGCCTCGATATCGATCTTGTAGGCCTTCGCCGCGTCCCCGCGCAGCAACTCGCACGCCGCCATGAACTTTTGCTGCCGGCTCGCCGTCTCCGCATCCCATGCCTGCTTCATCTGCATCCACTGCGCGAAGGCAGGGTTCAGCATCATCGGCGGCTGTTGCGGCGGCATCATTCCGCCGCCAGGGAACGGCAGCACGTTTCCGCCCATCGGCGGGTGCGGCATCATGCCTGGAGGCATGTCGCTCATGGCCCTAGTGTCCCATCCCGTACCATCGCTTCCCGAAGCGACTTTTCAAAATCATCCCTGGGTATTAGTCCCATTTCAAATGCGCGCCGGTAAACATCCATTATTTTCGGAAGTGGTTCCCGAGGTATGGCACCTTCTTCCATCATGCATGAAATATCTGCCAACACTTTCACTGGACTATCTTCATTCCGCCTCGCGCGCATTTTTATGAACGCATTGGCCGCCGTATTCAAGATCACGCCAGTATCGCTCATGGCGTTGCTCCCGCAACCATCGGATGCACAGGCGGCGGTAGGCTACCCCCAGCAGCCACACCGCTACCCGGCGCAATGCCACCCGGAGAGGGCACTCCCGGCGGCATACCTCCCGAGGGGACGGCGGGAGGCTGCATCGATGGCGCCTGCGGCGGCGCCGGAACCATCATCGGCGGCATCGCCGGCATCGCCGGCAACTGCTCCGGCAACCCGCTCATCTGCCCCAAGGTCTCGGGCGAAAAATGCCGCGCCATCACCTGACCGCGCAGCCGCATCAAATCCCGCGCAAACCGCGCAACCTGCTTCTGCGCTCGGCTCACCCGTCGCGTCGCAAACTGCGCCTTCAACTGCTGCGCCCCCAGCGTCTCGGTCGGGTTCGTCTCCCCCCGCAAGATGTCCGCCATCCCCGTGATCTCGTAAAGCGTCCGCTTCACCCGATCCCGTGCATCATACAACTGAATCAATACCTTAGCGATCTGCTCCATCGGGGCCCAGACGATCGCGTTCTGCAACCCGCCCCTCTCCATAAACAACCCCCACCCCTCGACCGGAATAAGCATGTTCTCAGCACCCGTATCGGTTAACAGCTGCGATATCTCCGCCTTGCTCTCCCCCGCGTACAACCCGACCACCTTCAGCGCCGTCGTCAGCTTGTCGATCCTCCCCGTCAAGATATCCAACTCAATCGCCTGGTCCTGATACTCCGAATAGTCCGCCACCGGCACCAGCGTCTCGTTCGTCGTCGTCGCACTCAGCGAACGCGGACTCGGAAAGAACCCCGGCAACTCCAGCGGATCACTCTTCCGGTCAAGCGGACCCTCGGGATAGGACGGCGCCACCCAGATCGCCTGCTTCTTCTGCCGGTCCCAAATCTCCCAGACCTGCGCCTTCTTGAAGGCATCCGCCTGCGGTCCCTTCTCGCCATCGTCCTCCAGACCCTTCGGCGTGTAGTCGAGCGTCACCTCTTTCCCGATTTTGCCGAACCGCTTGACCAATTCGTCCCGCGTCATGTACGCGCGATACGCCTTCCACCACACGTCATTGTCAACCCGAGCCGGCGCCTCCCGGTAATCCTCCCAAAACACATACCTTACCGGCGCCCGCTCGTTATCGACCGGCCGAAACGTCGGCCGCTTGCCATCCTCATCCGGCTCCGCGTCAGGGTCATCCTCCGGCTCGCCAAACTCCGGCTCATAAAACACCCGAGCCACGCCCCGCCCCGGCAGTAACCGATCCTCGACCACCCGCTGCATCACCTCATCAAACTCGTCGAGGTCATCCTCATACGCCAACGCCCGCTCCAGAATCTCCGCGCCCAACAACGCCGACTCATCCCCATTCTTGTGCCGCCGCTGCACATCAGGCTTCGGCGTGCGCCCATAAAGAATCGGCTTCAGCGTCTCGACATTGCTCCACAAGATGTTGAACTTCGCCGTGTTCCGCGACGGGTTATCCCGCCGCTCATCCCGATACCGCTTGACAATTAACCGCCCCGTCTTCACCCACTTGCGGTCCTCACGCTCAGCCAGCCGCAACTGCTGCAACCAAAACCGGCACACAGCACTCGCATCGTCGCCAATGTCCTCGCGGCGCTCGATCGGGGCAAAGTTGCCGCCGAAGTCAGGCATGATTTGGGACAAACCCTACCGCGCCATACTCACGCAGCATCCGCTCCTCCTCCAGACGATTGGCTAACAACCGCAAATCATTCGACATTTGGCGAAACCACGCCTGAAGACGATCGCTCATTCAACCAATCCCCCGCGCCCGTAGCGCCGGATCATCCTCCCGGTACACCCGACCACCAGCCAGCAACCACGCCTCCACCGTCTCGCATCCCTGCGGCCGACCCTCGACCGGCTGTCGCTGCGCCAAATCACCCGCAGCGATCCCATGCTCACGGAGAAAGATCAGGCTATGCGACATGCTGCAAAACTTGCCGCTGATCGTGCTGTGCCGCCGCCTCGTCAGCACCTTCCCACATTGCAGGCACCGCTGACGGCGATCAATGAAGATCATCGCGGCCTCGCCCCCACCATCGCCTCGTAGACGCTTGATGCACCGACGATTCCAATGTCTCCGCCTGCGGCATCCGACCCCGCGCCGCACATGGTCGAGGTCGCCTCGACCGGCACGACGACGAACCCCCCCTCCTCTAGCGCCGGCAGCCCTATCACCCAGCGCACACGGTCAATCGACTCCACCACCCGCTCAGGCGACACACCCTCCGCAAAGCTCGTCCTCCCACCCTCCGATCCGTCCGCTGTCCCATATTCAAAAACATGCCCCCACTCGCCGCGCCCAAACCTCACCGAGCCGCCCTCCGCACCACGCCAGACAACGCGATCATTGTCGTCCAACCCATGCTCCGGCCACCCCCTATCCCTCAACCCCGCAATCACCGCGTCCCGAAACTCGCTCATTGCCCCTCCCGGATCGTCAAACTCGGCGTCGCACTCGCCGCAATAAAACAAAACTGATTGACAGGCGCCGGCACAAAATAATGCAACGCCCCAGCCAACAGCGTCGTCGTCCCCGCCGTCCCAATCGCCGCCGTGCATGGCGTGTTCGGCGTCGCCGCGCTCGTCTCGCAATACCCGATGTTGATCGTCCCCGCGATGTTGTCCAATGCCAGCGTCTTGCGCTGCGTGTTCACGCCGAGGCAGTTACCGCTCGTCACCGATAGCGTCGCCGTCGTCACCTTGTCGCTAACCCCATGCGGCCACGTCTGCGCTCGAGCCGTGCTCCATACCGCAATCGCAAGCACCGCCAGCGCGACCAACACCACCAGCGGCAGCGAGCCGCGCAGCATCCCGTTCTCTCCACTCGTGCGAACCGCGATTTGCCGGTTAGGCCACCACCCATAAGGCTCCGTGTGCATGCTGCCTAATTCTGAATCAAACCAGAGAGCGCCACACTTCGCACAACGCTCGTCATCCATTGCCTGTTCAGGCACCGGTCGATGCTGCTCCGCCGCAAATCCATCTAACGCCATCGCGTCTACCGGCGTGTGCAGCCTAATCTCTTTTACCGTCACGCAAATCGGGTGGCCGTTCTCACATGTTATGCTCGTCCCGATGGGCAGGCTGGCAACGATTGCGTCCATGCTCAAATCCTCTGCGGCCGACCGCGCCCAGCGTCGCGCGTCTTCTGCCATTTGTCCAGTTCGCCATACGTCATCCCGGCGAGGCCACGGATCGGCTCATCATGCTTGATGTCGTCACCGTGAACCAGGCTGACAAGCATGCGCCCGATCAGGCTCAGCACGTCCACCTGATCATCGTTCCGCCCAGCCGGAAACCGCAGCATCTCCTCGACCAGATCAGTCGCCCACAACGACTGCCGCGGGAAATACACCTTCCCCATCGCCAGCCGGCCACGGATCGCCTGCGCCCGCGTCTCCTTGTCATGCGACGAGGTAAACGCCCGGCGATAACCGTAAATCCGCCGCTCCATCTGACGCTTCGCTATGAACGGCCCGAGGCTCCGCAGGATCTGCCCCTGCTCCTCAGCCCACATCAGCGGCTGCCAGCGCTCCATCAGATCAAGAAACGCCTCGATCCATTGCTGCGAATCCGTCTGATCGCGCCACCAATCCAGCAAGTAGATGTCGTCGTTCGGATCAACCCCGATAACCCCATGTACGGTATAATCGCCCCCCGCCGACGTGACGGCGTAATCGCTAGCCCCATAAGTGCGAAGGGTGCGAATATCCGGCGCCCGATCATACCACCTAATCCAATCGGCCTTAAAATAGTCGCCACTATCCGGCGTCGGCTGCTGCTGATACAGCGCAGACCAATTGCGTACATCACGCTTCGCCTCTGCGAACATTGCCGGCGTGAACCATTCCGGCCATAGCAATTCGCCGGGCGCGCGGCCGAGCGGATCGTCCTGCCCAGCCTCCGCCGGCAGCGCCAGCACGTCCCATTGCTCGCCGCCGACAGCTTGCTCTGCCAGCAGCCGGCCGGCTAGGTCATCCTCATGCCAGCGCGTCAGGATTAGCACGATCCGCCCGCCAGGCTTCAACCGGGGCCAGAAATCGGCCTTGTACCAGTCCCAGACTCTTTGCCGCGTCGTCGCGCTGTCGGCTTCGGCTCGGCCTTTAACGGGATCATCGATAATCCCAAGGTCGGCCCGACGCCCTGTGACCGAAGCATCGACGCCAACAGCGTAATACTCTCCTCCTCGCTCAGTCTCCCAGCGCCCCGCAGCCGCGTTATCACCTGAGAGGCCAAAGCCAAATATCCGTCTGAACTCAGCCGACCCACATAGATTCCGCACTCGGCGGCCAAAGCGTTCAGCCAATTCTCCCGCGTGGCTGGCGCCGATGATGGAATGCTTAGGGTTCCGTCCAAGAAACCACGGCGGGAATAGGATGCTCGCATATGTGCTCTTCGCTGAACCTGGCGGCATCATCACCATCAGCCGAGGGATTTCGCCTCGGTCAACGCCCTCTAGCTTGCTGATCAGCAGCTTGTGATGCTTGGCCGGGATGGTGTCGGGGGCGAGAATGCCGATGCACTTTTCGAGCGAGCGCTGCGCGTCGATGCGCGCGACCAGCTCAGCGGCAGCCTGTTGCTGGGTAATCATCCCACAATCGCACTACGCCACTGATATACGGCTGACTTTATCTCGCTGCGTTGCCTATAAGCTACTGGCATAACTGTCTTATTTAGCGTTTATTGCCAGATTGACAATCTGGCACAGCGGCCACACTAGGTTCATGCTCGATCGTCAGCAGCGGAGTTTTGGCAATCACCATCAGCCGATCATAATCAACCGCAGCCGGGTCGCTCTCCTGGCGATGCTCATGCTGCATCTTGTCGCCGTAAGTTTTTGGGTCGAGCCGCGCGGCGTACCACTTCCGCGCATCAGCTCTGACGCGCGCGCGCTGCGCATCAGGCTCCTCGTCAGCGATGCGAACAACGTCCGCAGCGACGGAATGCGCCTGGATTTCCTTGGCGCGTGCGTATCGTTGGCTGAACGCCTCGCCCGCCTGCCCGCGGTCTGCGATATGCGAGATGGTACTCGGCGTAGTCCCCAAATCCCGACAAATTGCGGTGAGCACCTCGCCATTTTCCATGCGTGTGAGCACGGTATCGAGCAGCTCAGTATTGCCGGTAATTTGCATGGGATACGCGGATAAGCCATTTTTTTGGCCGTGTCCAGCAGAAAGTTGCTGCTTCCGTTGCGCGAGTGTGTCAACATGCATCCTGTCAGAAGGAGATGAGCGATGTACGTTTGGCAAATGAATGACGGGCGCTGGCACATATCGCTGATGACCAGCCGCCGCGATCTGTTTTCGGCAATCCTCGCGAACAAGGCGGCATTTGCCCTGTACGACCAGGGTTACGGGACTGAACACGACGCGCGGGTTGCCGAGCGCCAAATCAGGGTTTTCATCAACAGCGCGGCGTAGGAATGGGACGATGCAAATGATGGCGTTCGGCGCGGCGCTTATCGTCGGCTTCGCGCTCCTGTTGCTAGGTGCCTATCGGCGCTGCGACGGGATGGCGGTGCTGTGTTTGTTTTGTGGCTGGGCTGGGGTTGTGGTCGGCATTGCTGGATTGATAGCCGGCATAGCGGCTGGGAGATAGCTATGCCGTGGCATGAATTTGCCACACCTATAGCGTGG